AGCCTCGCGCATTGTGACATTTGACGCCTAAATATGGCCGTCCGCGACTTCGACCCAACCCAACTCTCGACCGACTTCGACGCGATCTTGTCGCAGGCTGGAATCACGTTCTCGTATCTCGGCGCGAGCGTCACCGGCGTCTGGTCATCGTCGCGCGATGCGTTCGCCGACTTCGAGAACCAGCGCCGCGACGAGTCGAAGTTCACGGTGTTTCTGACCACGAGCCAAGTCGCAACGACGCCGGCGCAAAGTCAGACCCTCGTGCGCGCGGGCGTCACCTACTTCGTCGAACAGGTGCGATTTGACGCCGAAGGAACGGGCGTCGAGATGGACGTTTGCAAGGTGATATGAACTTTTCGGTCAAAGTGGACTCGAAGAAGCTGGAGTTTGCGCTGGCTCGGCTGGCTGACGCTGCGCGCGTGGAGCTGGGCCAAGTGATAAAACAGGAGGGCGGGCTCGTCGCAAAAACGTTGATGCTGATTATCCCGCCGACCACCGGGAAATCATCGGCAGGCTCTCCCGGCTCGGGCGGCATGAGCACGGCGGCTAGGCAGCAGGGCGAGAGCGCAATCAAAGGCGACCTCTTTGGCGGCAAGCGTGCATCTAGCACACGCTACTCATCCGTTGGACTGTTCCAGCGCATCGGCTCATCGAGCTTGGTTCCACCGCGTAATGGCCTAAGCGAGACGGCAGGCGTGCGCCTCGGCTGGGAGCAGTCGAAAAAGATTCGTATCATGTCGCGTTTTTGGAAGCCGGCTGCGTCAACGTCTGAAATGTCAGCGTTTCACAAACGCTACCGCAACGCGCGCGGCCGGACTGGCAACGTGTCGCGCAGCGTCATTGGTCGCTGGCAAGTTCAAGACCAGATGTGGATTCAGGACGCATCGGCTGACGCGTATTTCAACCTCGTCAAGTCGCGCGTCGGCTGGAGCAAATCGGGATTCGCCGCGGCTGCGCTCGCTTGCGGAATTCGCGTCCCGGCGTGGATTCGCCGACACGCTTCCGCGTCTGGCACGACCTCGTTTAACTTCGGGCGGAATCCCTACATCATCGGCACGGCGACCAACACGAAGATTCCCGACATCAATCGTTACGTCGATAACGCGATGGCGATTCGCGCGAAAGTCACGCAGCAGAAAGTTGACCGCATCCTCGCAAACAAGGCCGTCAATCTCGGCTTCGCCAAAGTTAGCGGAGCCGGGAAAATCGAATACAAAGAACCATGAGCACTCGCACCGACATCCGCAACGCAATCGGGACCGCGCTGACCACGGCGGGCGTCGTCGTCACGGCAAATCTGATTCGCGGGCGAAACAACACCATCGCGAGCGTGTCGTTTCCTTCTGCCGCGGTCTATGCGATCAACGAGCAAATCGAGGTGCGCACCATGCCAATTGGCCGCGGCGAGCAGTTCCGGCAGCTCCAGGTCATGGTTGATTATTTCACGGCGCAGACCTCAGCGACGATCATCGACGACTTGTTTGACACTGGCTCCGCAGCCGTTGAGGCCGCAATCTTGGCAGACCCGACCCTAGGCGGCGCGTGCAGGGACACGCATTTAACGTCCGTCGATTATGTGATCGAACCCGACGAGGATAAACGCTGGGGCGTCGCTCGGCACACTTTCAACTGCATCTATTTAACCACCGAATAATATGGCCAACCAACTCGGACGCTCCGGCGTCGTCAAAATCTCCTCCACCACGATCGGCGAGTTGCGCAATTACTCGCTCTCGCACTCGTCCGACACCGTCGAGGATTCCGTCATCGGCGACACCTACCGCACGCGCCGCGGCACCATGAAGACGTGGAACGTCTCTGGCTCGGTCTATTGGGATCCAATCGACGCCGGACAAGTTCTCTGCTCCATCGGTTCGTCCGTGACTGTGAACCTTTATCCGATGGGCATCACGGCGACTTCGACCTATTACTCGGGCGGTGGCGTGGTGACGAAATTCGACATCACCGCAGCGTTCGACGGCATGGTCGAAGGCTCGATCTCGGTCGAAGGCAACGGCGCGCTCTCGACTTTGACAGTCTGAGGTGACGCATGGACGCAATCGACCTTGTTCGGGAACACTTCGCTTCACTCGGCACCAAGAAAATTGAGGTGCCCGAGTGGAAGCTCACGATCTACGCAACGCCGGTCACTCTGGCGGAGAAAAATAAGCTCTATCGCAAGAGCCGCGAGAGCGACATGGAGTTGCTCGTTGACATTCTGATTCTCAAAGCGACCGACGCCGACGGGAAGAAGCTCTTCGACATTGATCACAAACCGACGCTCTTGAACAAGGCTGACAGCAACATCGTTGCGCGCGTAGCAAACGCCATTATCTCAACGGAGGCGCCGACGGTCGAGGAGCTAAAAAACTGATTCACGGCGGGGACGCTGCCGACTTCCTCGCCGTGTATGCGATTGCAGATCGACTCGGCAAATTTGCGCACGAAGTCGCGGCGATGCCGGTGCAGGAATTGAACGGCTGGCTCGCTTACATAGACCACCAGAACAAACTGAACAAACAAAATGGCTAGCGCGACATTTCAACTCAGGGCGGTGGACGAGACGGCGCAGGCGTTTGCGAGCGTGCAGAACTCGCTCGGTAGGTTAGAGAAATCCGCGCAAGGACTTTCGAAGATTACCAAGCTCGCGTTCGGCGGTGAGGCTATACTCGGAACGCTGAACATGATGAAGCAGCGGCTCGACAATGTCGCTATCGCAGGCGAAGAAGTAGGATTCAGTGACGAGCAAATTGTGGCCGCGATGAAGATGCAGAATCTCGTCGAGGGGACGCTCAACTTTTTCATGAAGCTGCCGCTGGCTCTTGCGCAAGTTGGCATCAGCATTGGCAACGCGTTCAGTCCATTAACCGAGGACGATATAAAGAAAAAGCTCGATGCTTTACGAGCGGACAAATTTAAGAAGGAGCTGGATGCGTCTCGCGCAACGCTGTCGGAATTAAACAAAGAATTTGACCAGATAGGAATGTCGCAGGAGAAACTTACCGAGGCGAAGAGGAATCTCGCTGCAACGCTTGGAGATGAACTCGCCGCGATGCGCGGAAAAGGTGATCCGGTCGCTACGGCCAAAAAGGAGATCGAGCTGCAAAAGGTTGTTAATGACCTGAAAAAGCAAGACACCACCGAGACGCAAAAACTGAACGATCTTGAGAAGCAGGCCGGTGCTCTTCGCACTCAAAATATGTCTCAAGGGCTGAAAGATATGCAGCTCAAACTTGCGGCCGACAAAGAGCGACTCAGCGCTCTAACATTCGGAGGCAGGGAGGCTAACTCATTTGCCCTAAATATGCAGGCCGAGGAAAAGACCACGGCGCAGAAAATCAAAGACCAAGAGGAGATTATTAGGCTCCTGCCGCAAGTCGCAGCAGGAGAGGAAAAAATCAACGCGCTATTGAAGGAGCAGAACAGGCTCGCATACGATGCCGGAAGCATTCTCGCGTCCGGATTCGAGGACGCAATTTTCAGCGGTCAAAAACTAGGCGAAGTCATCAGATCGATCGGCATGGATTTAGTGCGAATGGTATTTCAGCAGACCGTCAGCGGACCGCTTGCAACCGGAATCAGCGGCGCGATCATAAAGGGTTTCGGCGCTCGCGCAATGGGTGGTCCCGTAAGTGCAAATTCACCCTACGTCGTCGGCGAGAAAGGTCCCGAGCTTTTCGTTCCCGGCTCATCCGGCAGCATCGTGCCGAATGGCGCGATGGGCGGGGGCGGCGGAAAATCCGGCGCGGCCGTCAACGTCACATACAACATCGCGTCTGGCGTTTCGCGTTCCGACCTCGTTCCGATTCTCGAGCAAGAGCGCAAACGACTAAAGGCCGAGATTCCCGACATGGTGCGTCGCGGCGGCGCGTATCGCGCTGCGTTCGCATAACGCTCAATCGCATGGCTATCACATACCCGCTCTCCCCTCCGTCGCCGTTTCGCGCGAGTCGCTTGAGCTTCACCGGCGTCTCTGCGATCTCGCGAAATATGTCGCCGTTCACGATGCAGGTGCAGCAATACAATTGGCCGGGGCAGGCGTGGATTGGCTCGGTGGAATGCCCGCCGATGACGCGCGCCGACGCCGAGGCGGTCATCGCGTTCCTGTTGGCGGCGCAGCGTGGCACGTTCTATTTTCAAGACTACGCGAACACGACCAACCGCGGCGGGGTTACTGGCACGCTCACCGTCACGACCGCGACGGCCAACGGGACCACGCTGACCTTCGGCGGCGCCACCGGCTCGTTCGCGCTCGGGGACTGGCTGCAAATCTCGACCTCGCTTTACAAGGTCATCCAAGTCAATTCGTCGTCATCCGTTGACGTGTTCCCGGCGCTGCGGTCGAGTTACGCGGCAAGCACGCCGATTACCTACGCCAACGCCAAAGGCGTGTTCCGCTTGGCGTCAGCTTCGACCGAATGGTCGATCGACCTCGCCTCAATTTACGGAATTAACTTTTCCATCGTCGAGGACGTAGCAACATGAGCATAACAACCGCAGGCCGCACGATCTCGGCCGACATGGTGACGGAGGTCACGACCGCGCAGCTTTCGCCGATCCTGATGGCGCAGCTCGACTTTTCGACGCCGCTTTATCTTTGGACCGGCTACGGGACGCTGACCTACAACGGCATTGGCTACCTCGGTCTTGGCACGCTCGGCACGATCTCTCCCGTGCAGGAGACGACGGACCTCGCCGCGCGCGGAATCACGATGCAGCTTTCGGGCGTGCCGACTGCGATGGTTTACGACGCGCTGACCGAGGACTATCAGGGCCGCGCGTGCTCGATCATGTTCGGCGCACTCTCGCCGACGGCGGGGCTTATTTCGTCGCCAATCACTGTTTTCTCCGGGCGCATGGATGTGATGCAAATCAGCGATGACGGGCAGTCGTCACAAATCACGATGACGGCAGAGAACAAGCTGATCGACTTCAAGCGCACGCGTGAAGTGCGCTACACCAACGAAGACCAGCAAACGCTTTTCCCGACTTACGCATCAATCACTCTGCCGGATCTCGGATTGGAGTTCGTCAACGCAATCCAAAAAAAGACGATTTACTGGGGAAACCAGAACGCAACGAACGCGTCGAACTGGAACGGCGGCGGCGAAACCGGCGACAACAACGGCACGGAGCAATGAAGCGTTTCGACAACTGGCCGACTCTGCTTTCTGGATATATCGACGCACGGCGCTCGGTTCCGTTCGCGTGGGGAAGCAACGATTGTTGCCTATTTGCGGCCGACTGGGTGCTTCTCTCGACCGGGCATGACATCGCACAGGAATGGCGGGGGAAATACGCGAGCGCATACAAGGCGCAGCGGTTCCTTAAAGCGGGCGGCGGCATCGAGAAACTCGTTGAGCGTGCCGGCGGTGAACGCATAGTGGTAGGACTGGCGCAGCGCGGCGATCTCGTCGCGCAGGATTGTGGCACAGGCGTTGCACTCGGAGTGTGCATTGGCAGCGTTGCGGCATTTGTCGCTGATGACGGCATTGGCTTCGTTCCTTTTCCGATCGGTTCCATCTGGAGATTCTGACCATGCCTCAAGTTCTCATCGCTCAAGCACTCGCCTACGTCTTTGCGGGCACCGCATTTGCCGCCGGAGGCTTTGCCGTCGGAGGTTTTTCGCTAGCTGCCGCAATCCAGTTTGTCGCGATCACCGCGGCGTCGATGGCCGCATCGAAATTGCTCGCTCCGAAGATGCCGAGCTTCGCCGACTCGTCTCTTGCCCAACGCTCGCAGATGGTGCGCTCGCCGATTGCGTCGCGGCAAATCATCTACGGGCGCAGCAAGGTCTCGGGCGTCGTCGTCTATCTCTCGACCACCGGCAGCAAAAACGAATACTTGCATATCGTCGTCGCGATGGCCGGCCACGAGGTCGAGGAAATCGGCGACGTTTACTTCGGCGAGGACCTCGCACTGACCGGCTCGGGCTCATCGGCAAATCAAGGTCGGTTCATCGGCAAGGCTCAAATCTACAAGCAGCTTGGCGGGCCAGCGCAGGTCGCCCAGCCGCAACTCGTGACGGCGACCGCAGGGCTGACCGACGGCAAATGGACGAACGCGCACCGGCTTCGTGGCATAGCTTACATCTACGTTCAGCTCACTTGGGACGCCGAAGTATTTGCGAATGGGATTCCGAACATCTCGGCGATTGTGAAGGGCAAGAAGGTTTACGATCCTTATACGACGACGACGGCATGGAGCGCGAACCCTGCTCTTTGCTTGCGCGACTATCTCCCGAGCGACTTGGGCATGGCGATGACCTCGGCCGAGATAGACGACACAGCCGTGACCGCCGCAAAGAACATTTGCGACGAGCAGGTCCAGGTTCTCCCGCTCTCGCCTGCGACCTACGAAAACCGATACGAGTGCAACGGCGTGCTCTCGACGAGCGAAACTCCCGACGCGAACATCGGCAAACTTCTTTCCGCGATGGGCGGTCTGATCGCGTATTCGGGCGGCAAGGTCGTGATCTACGCAGCGAACTACCGAATCCCGACGGTTACGCTGACCGAAAAGCATTTCGCTGGCGGCATGAGCGTGCAGACGCGCACGAGCGCGCGCGACCGCGTGAATGCCGTGAAGGGCGTTTACGTTTCCGAGGCGAATCAATGGCAGGTCTCGGACTTTCCCTCGATTGCGCCGTCGGCGTATTACACCGCGGACAATAACACGCGCTACTGGCGCGACGTGGTGCTACCGTTCACGACTTCTTCGTCATGCGCTCAACGTCTCGCCGTCATTGAATTGCGCCGTGCTCGCGAGGAGATTACATTCACCGCGCGCTTCCGTCTTGAGGCCATGCAGGTCCGCGCAGGCGACACGGTCATGGTGACAAACGCCAAGCTCGGATGGACGGCGAAAGTGTTCGAAGTCATGGAGTGGCACTTCACGACCGACGGAAATCCTCCGCAGCTCGGCGTTGACATGACGCTGCGCGAGACTGCATCGAGTGTTTACGACTGGACCGTCTCGGACGAGGTCGCGGTCGCTGACTCGCCGAACACGACGCTGCCAAACCCTTACGCAATCGACGCGCCGACGAATCTCACGCTGACGGCAAACGGCACGACGCAACTGATTCAAGCCGACGGCACGGCACTCCCGCGCATCCTCGTCTCGTGGAGCGCGCCGGCCGAGGAGTTTATTCAATCGGGCGGCACGGTCGGTATCGAATACAAGGAGAGCACTTCGACAACGTATCTCACTTGGTCGCGTGTTCCCGGCGACACGACGCGCGATTACATTTCTTCGGACGTGAAGATCGGCTTGACCTACGACGTGCGCATTTTCGGGGAATCGTATTTCAAGGTTTCGACGAGTTATCTGAGCGCGACCACGGGCGTCTTGAAAGACACGACGCCTCCGGCAGTTCCGACCGGACTCACGGCAGTCATCGGCACCGGAAAGGCAGTGTCGCTCGACTGGAACGACAACACCGAGCCAGACTTTTCCGAGTATGGCGTTTATCGGTTCACTTCGGCGGTGACTGCCTCGGCGGTGAAGATCGCCGAGACGCGCGCGAGCCGATTCATTGACACCGAAGTCACGCTCGGGACGCCTTACTTTTACTGGGTCAGCGCCTACGATTCTGTCGAGAATCAATCTGCGCTTTGTGGATACGTGAGCGCGACGCCGGTTGCAGTCACTGCGGGCTCCACGGACTCTACTGCGCCGAGCACTCCTTCGGCTCCGACATTCATCGACTCAACGGCCTACCTCTCGACCGATGGCACGAGCTTCGCGCGCGTCTCGCTCACGGCTCCTGGTCTGCCGACTGGCGCGGTCGCGCTTGACGTGCTCTATCGTCGCAGCGGCGCAAGCGACTGGATCGTCGGGAATCAAATCTCGTCCTCCGTCTCCTACAAAGTATCAATCGACGATCTCTCGGTCGGCATCGCCTACCAGTTCGCGGCGCGCGGAATCTCGTTCTCGGGCGCGCAGTCGGCTGTTTCGTCGTCGCTCAGTCAGTCCGCGCCGTCGAATACGACCGCTCCGGGCGCGCCGACCTCGGTCACATACATCGCAGGAAACAATTCCAGCTTTGAGCGTCCGCCCGAAATGATTGGAGGCGTGGTCGCGTATTCCGTTCGCGTAAACTGGACTCCGCCGAGCGACAAGAGCGTGCTTAGTTATGAGGCCGTGCTCACGAGCGTTGACAGTGACACAGCGGCGAACACGGAATACGCCAACGGCAACTTTTTCCGGCAGTCGATTCCAGAGGAAATCTTCTCAAATCTTTCGATTTCGACGGGCTACATTCGCGTGCGCTCGGTTGACCGAACTGGGCAAAAAAGCGCATGGGCTGGCGGCGGCGTGAACCTTAACTCTCCGACTATTTACTGGGGAATACCCGGCCCGACGCTGATGCGACAAAACGCAAACGCGGTGGACATAACAGGCGGAGACGCCGTGCTCGACTCCGTTGAGGCCGCAAGCGCGTCGATTGATTCGCTGATCGTCGCGCCCGCCTCCGCATCGAATCCGCGCGCAATGCTCGCAATCTTCGCAGGCTCGGACGTGAAGAACATGACGGCCGGCACGCCGACCGATACTCTTGACGTAAACATCGCAAACCGCGGATTTACCGCAAAACCCGACTGGGGCTTGATTCAGATTTACGACACAAACTACCTCGGCGTTTACGACTACGACACGGCAAGCACTTCGATCAATGCGCGGTTCGTTCTCTTCTCGCGCGATGGCGGAAACCTCTCGACCGGCAATCGTCGCTACCATTTCATTGTCGGCAAATACTAGGCGCGCGCAAACATTTGACGCGCCCTAAGTCGCGCAACCATCGCGACTTACAAAAGCAGCAGAACAAAATCCGCATTTGAGCTTTACGCAGGATGGGCGTTGGTGTTGAGTGTGCACGTCGAAGGGAATTAACCCCGAGACCAAAAACACCAAAAACAACATGAACGCCGCTCAGATCGTCGCCCAGATAGTCAAAGCAATCAACGCCGGTGCGCTTCCTCACAGCGCAATTAAGACCAGCGCCAAAAGCATTCACGCCGCATATCCTTGCACGAAGGCAACGGCGCAAGAGGCGGCTTGGATGCTTTCTGAAAACTTTGCGTGAGGGTTTATCTCATAAACTCCTCACCCTCCTCCTCGCCCTTGCGACCTAACGCTACCCTGACATCCCTGCAAACCACCCCGCTACCTCTTCGGAGGCGCGGGGTTTTCCGGTGCCAGCCGGAGCGAATTAACGCCGAGGCGCGCAACACAAAAACATGACCTCAACGATCAACGAATCCGCCGCGAAACCGGCCGTCAGCTACTACATCCGCGCCGAGTTTTTTTACTACGTCGGCACCTACGGCGCACCGCAAAATGGTGCGCTCCGAGACGGAGCCGGAAATCGGCTAGAGTTCGCGAGCCGGGAAGATGCGGCTGCTCACCTTTGCGAAGAGGCGGGCGAATGGAATTACGACACCGCGATGGGCTGCGAAAAAAACGCGTCGGGCAAGTATAGTTTCGCCGGAACCTACGTTTGCCGCCACGGCGAATACGCTCGGCCAGTGTATGCGATCCGCAAAGTTTTAGCGCGCGTCTCAAAATGAAAACCCTCGCCCTCATTCTTGCGCTCTGCGCCACCACGCACGCCGCGCCACCCGCCTCGTTTTTCCGCGCTCTGCACGTCGTCGAGACGAGCGGGCGCACGGGGCCAATCCTCGGCGACCAAGGCCGCGCGCTCGGGCCTTTGCAGATTCACCGAGCCTACCACTCCGACGCACGCATCGGCGGGGACTACGCTCGCTGCGCTGACTTCGACTACTCCAAGCGCGTCGTCTCCGCCTACCTTCAACGCTACGCTCCGCAGGCATGGGCCGCAGGCGATGTGACTACCCTTGCCCGCATTCACAACGGCGGGCCGCGCGGGGCCACGAAGCAAGCGACGGTCAATTACGGCGCCAAAGTCGCACGCCTGACCAAATAACTTTTCGGAGCATCCGCTCCAAACAACACAACGACACATGAACAACGACGACAATGAAATGATCGCGTGCGCGCAAACTCTGCGTGCCGCAATGAACAACGAGACGGAGGTGACGGTTACGCGCCGAGTGGCTATCAGCAACTACAACGCCGCTCCGGTCCATGACTGGTGCATCTACACCGGCGACATCCTCAACAAGGGGAAATGGAAATGGGAGTGCGCGACGGGGGCGACGCTGCAAAGCGCCTTCGATGCCGCGCTCGCTCAAATCGTGAAGCAGGGCGACGAGCGGGCGCGCGAGCTGGCGAGGCTCAAGGAATCCGCCGCAAAGCTCGGCCTGCAACTCGTGGAGGCGCAGCCATGAGCCGACCACGAACGGTGGAGACCGAGCAGATTCTCCGCAATCTTCTCTCCGGTCTCACGCCGAAAGAAATCGCATTCAGCCTCGGGCGCGCACCCTGCACAGTATCGAAAACCGCGTGGAACCACGGCATTCGGAAGCAATACGTTACCGAGTCCGAGTTCCGACAAATCCTCAGCCAGCGCAAAACAACATGACCGAACAACTCAAACTGATTCACGCGGAACTCGTCCGCATTCGCGAGGCTCTCGAAGCCCGCCCCTACGCCGCCGGCGCACCGGCCGCAAAGCCTGCATCGACCTCGCCGAAGACCGACGAGGTGCCGATGCCGACCGAGGTGATCCCGAACGCGGGCGACGTGCAGGTGCACTTCGGCAAAAACAAGGGCGTGGCGCTCTCCAGTCTCGGAGACCGCTCCGTCGCGTGGTATGCGCAAGAACCGGAACCGCGGCTCGACAGCAGCGGCAAACCGTTTCCGCCGCGTGCCGAGGACGTTCTCCTCCGCAACGCAGCGCGGACGCTGATTCACCAAAAGCGCGGGACTCTCATGGGTGCCGCAGTTCAACCGCCAAAGGCATCCGTCACGGTCGCGAGCGTGGATGACGAGAATGTTCCATTCTGAAAAAAAGAAACCCGCGACGGCAACGACACCGCGCGGGAACCCACAAATCACCCTTAGACAAACAACAATAACAACATGAATACCGAAGACGTTAAAACCGAAACCAAAACCGTAATCGCTGAAGTCACCGCGCCCAAAAGCGTCACGACGCCGGCTCAAATCAAATCGCCGATCAACTTCGGCGCGCAAGGCGTGAAGCTCGCCAGCCTCGAAGACGCATTCAGGCTCGCGAACGCAATCGTCGCCTCTGGCTTCGCACCGCGTGGCATGGAAAAGCCTGAGTCCGTTCTCGTGGCGATTCAGCTCGGAGCAGAGCTGGGCCTTACGCCAATGGCCGCGCTGCAAAACACCGCAGTGATTAACGGTCGCCCCGCGATCTACGGCGACGCCGCGCTCGCTCTGGTGCGCGCCTCGGGTCTGCTCGAATCATTCGCCGAGGAGGAGGTCGGCGAAGCCGGCAAGGACTCGTTCGGCGTTCGCGTCACCGCGGTCCGCCGCGATGGCTCGAAGGGCTCGGAGACGTTCACGGTGGGCGACGCCAAGGCCGCGAAGCTCTGGGGCAAGTCGGGACCGTGGACCGACTACCCGCGGCGGATGCTGAAATTCCGCGCCCGCGGCTTCGTGCTCCGCGACGTGTTCGGCGACGTGCTCAAAGGCTTGCGCACCGTCGAGGAGGTCCGCGACTTTCCGGACGAGCGCAACGTCACGCCGCTCTCGGAAAAAGTAAGCGGTGGGCTGACCGCCGCGCTGACGAATGGAGGTGCCGCATGAACGCCGGGGAAATCAAAAACGCCGCAGTCATCAATAACGCGACCGAGCAGTTCCGCAGCCTACTCGAAACGCACTTCGTGGCAATCGCTCGCGCTTCCGAGGAATCCTTCATCGAGGACGAATCGCAGTCCGAGCCGAAGGCCAAGGCATCGTTTGCCGTCGAGTGGGACGCGCTCTCGCTCTCTCCGAAAGTCTCGGTGAAGATCGGCTGGTCGGTGCGGTTCAAGGACGAGTCGGAGTCAATGGTGGACCCACTCCAGCAGAAACTCGACATCGTGGAGGGCAAAAAATGAACACGCCGAAATCTGACAAATTGCTGCAATTCCAGGAAGTCAATTTCCTCATCGGTTCGCGCTGCCGCACCGGGCACACGGCCCGCGCTCTGATGCGCAAGGGGCTCATCAAAGGGATTCGGATTAACGAACGCGTTATCCGCTACTCTGAAAACAGTGTGCTCGCATTGATAAGGGGCGAAACAAGTGTCGCGCAAACCGCAAAAAAGGAGGGCGACAAATGAGCGCGCCAAGCAAACATGGCGGACCAGCTTTTCCGGTAGCTTTCCGTTGGAACGCCAAACAAGTCATACTTGAGGATGGAATAAGCGTGCGCGACTACTTCGCAGGGCAGGCGCTGGCGGGAATGTGTGCGAATGGAGTTCCAGCCTCAGCTTCAGATCAAGCCAAGTGGGCGTATGAGTGCGCCGAGGCTATGCTCGCCGCACGCAAGGAGGGCGACAAATGAACATCGAAACCAACGAGCAATACCACGCGAACGACGCGATCTCGCACAGCAAGCTGGAGCTATTCCGGCGCCGGCCGATCTCCTATTACCGCCGATTCGTGGCGAAGACCGTTGCGCGACCGGAGCCCACCGAAGCCTTTCGGCTCGGCTCGGCGGCTCACTGCGCGGTGCTCGAGCCTGACGCGTTCTGGGCGCGCTACGCTCTGCGCCCCGAGGGCATTGACCGGCGGACCAAGGCCGGCAAGGAGGAGTTCGCGCGCTTTGAGTCCGAGAACATCGGCAAGACCGTAATCGACGAAAGCGAGGCCGGTAGCGTGCGCGAAATGGCCGTTGCAGTGCAAAATCACCCGCTAGCGTCGCAGCTCCTGGCCGCTGGCTCACCGGAGTTGAGCTGGCGCGTTGCTCCCGCGGGCGGCATGGCGCTGCAATGCCGCACGGATTGGTTCAACCCTGCCGGCTGCGAGTTGAGCGGCGGGCGACCCTACGTCGCGGATCTCAAGACGGTCGAGACCCTCGACTCCGACGCGTTCCGCAACTTTGAGCGCGCTTGCTTCTCGTTCGGCTATCACCGGCAAGCAGGCTTCTACCTGCCGCTCATCACGGAGATTCTCGGCTCGCCGGTCTTCGACTTCTTCTTCATTGCCGTGGAAAAGGTCGAGCCGTTCGGCGTTGCGGTCTATCGCCTTTCCGACGCGGCAATCTCCCGCGGGCAAGACGAGACGGTGAGCGATTTGATTCGCCTCAAATCGTGTCAGGAAAGCCAGCAATGGCCCAACCTGGAGCCGACGCTTCGCGAGATTGGGCTGCCGAAATGGTATGGAGGGCAAACCGAATGAGAACGGTCCTCGGCATCCTGCTTTTCGCGCTGTTCACGGCGCTGCTCGTGCTGACCTACCCGCTCGTTTTCAACCGCGACACAAACGACCTCGACGATGACGACCTCTGACGCACTCAACGCGCTCGCAATTTTCGTGCTTGTGCTCGGCTCCTTCGCACTCGGCTACATCCTCGCCTCAACTCGCGCGTATAAGCGCGGGCGCGACGAGCAATGGGTCGAGAACTTTCTTGCGAGCGAAAAGCGCGAGAAGGGCCGGCGGGAACCAAACGGCAGATTCAAAACCAAAACCAAATGACTACACGAAAACAACAAGAGGCGAAGCGCATGAACTGCGATGCAATGCTCATCCAGTTTATGCCGGTTAAAACGATCGCGCGGGCCCTTGCGATGGGGCGCGGCACGATCTCCGAACGAGCGAAACGCGCGGGCATGAGCCGGCACTACATCACCAACAGCGAGATGCTTCTCCTGCTCAAGCGACGGATTGGGGGCGGCTCCAAATGAACACCCTCACATTCCGAGTCGCCGGCGAGCCGAAAGGTCAGCCGCGTCCGCGAGCGTTCGCGCGGAAGATGGGCAACGTGCACGTCGCGCGGTTTTACGACTCGGACGTGGCCGACACATGGAAATGGCTGGTCAAGGTCGCAATCATCGAGGCCGCGATCCGGCAGAAGTGGGCGTATACCGAGTCGCCCTTTGCGTTCGAGCTGCGGTTCGCCATGCCGCGGCCGAAGTCGCACTTTGGGGCGAAGGGGCTCAAGCCGAGGGCGCCGGTGCACCACTCGGGAAAGCCCGACGCGGACAAACTCGCGAAGCACGTGATGGACCAGATTACGAAGAGCGGCCGCGTCTGGCGT